GGGCGGTGAAACCTGGAGGACTATCACCGAGCAACTAGATCGCTCTATCCCTGTAAAGCTCCTGCACGCTAGCCGAGGCAAGCAGGCCAGGGCGGAGCCGATAGCGGCCAGGTGTGAGCAGGGCCGACTTCACCTTGTAGGTATTTTCCCGGACCTTGAGGACCAGTTAACCAATTACGTCCCCGGTCTGGCTAAGTCTAGCCCCGATAGGCTAGACGCTATGGTTTGGGCATGCACCGAGCTTGACGAAAAGACTCTGCCCGAGATTACAATAAACCCCAGCGATGGGCATGTAGGGAATAACTGGATATGAGCAGAGCAAGACAAAGGTTCCCGAGCTTTCGGGGCACACGTACAGGCCCTGGAGCCAGAAAGGCCGAGGCCCGTAGCAAGGCACTGGCCATTAAGATTCGTCAAATCCTGAGCGTTTATTACAAGACGCTAGTGGACGAAGAGATACGACGACTCAAAAACGTAGTCAGAAAAGCGTCACCAGCAGAGCAAAGAGCAATCGAGGCGCTTGCTACTGTTATCGCCAACTCGGGAATAAAAGAACTTGAAGACGCAGCGAAAAGAAATGACCCCAACTTCGTCCTGCCCCCTGACCTGTATCAGCAATACTTCAGAGAAAAGTATTCCGAGCAGACCGCTCTGATTCAAAACGTAACCGAAGAGTTTAGAGATAAAACCAGAGAGTTTTTAGCAGGGTGGATGTCAGAAGAGCCAGCACCTACCGTAGCAGAACTAGCAAGGCGGCTTCGCTTTTCTTATTTCGCTGACGGGGCTGAGGTTCTCGCCCCAAACCAAAGACCGACACGCGGTGTACTGCAACCACTAGAGGACGGGCCTAGAATTACCAGAGACGTGTATAGCCGTGCTACACTCATCGCACGCACGGAAATAGTTCAGGTACAGAACCAGGGTGCATTTGCCTCGCTAAGAGCATCGGGTGAGCGCTATAAGATGTGGAACGCAAACATTGAAGACGGGGGCAGGGGTCATCAAGAAATGCGTGGGGTCGTGGTTCCGATTGATGAAGAGTTCACCTTGCCTGACGGGACCAAAATGATGGTGCCGGGTAAGGGGCCGATCAAGCACGTAGCCAACTGCAAGTGCTTTATTACCGCAGCGCCAAGGTCGAAGGTAAGGGCCGAGGATAGAAAACGAGGCATAAACACAGCTGAGGCTGATGCAGCCGCAATGTTTGGGAGACGATAATGGCCGAAAAAGATGAGTACGATGAAATAGACATCCTCGGGGCGACCGGGCTAAAGCGCTTCGGCGGCAAGATTTATGAAGAGTTCTTGACCGACCTAAAGGGCGATAAGGCTATACGGGCCTACAAGGAAATGTCCTACAATGACCCCGTTATCGGTGCCGTTCTCTATGCGATTAGAACCCTGGTTCGACAGGTCGACTGGTCTATACGAGAAGCGGATGACAGCGAGGAGTCTAAAGCCTGCGCAAAGTTTGTCGAAGAATGTCTCTTCGAGGACATGGAAGAAACTTGGTCAGATACGCTCAGTGAGATTCTGAGCTTCCTGACCTATGGATTCTCGACACATGAAATCACCTACAAGATTCGGCGTGGGCCAGAGCAAGAGGACAAGCGGTTCAAGAGCAGGTTTAACGACAATAGGATCGGGTGGCGAGGTTTTCCTATCCGCTCCCAGGAGTCGCTCCAGGACTGGGATATCGACGAGCGGGACGGCTCGATTCTAGGCTTCTACCAGATGCCGCCACCAAGCTACGGCACTAGATACATACCGCGTGAAAAAATGCTCCTGTTTCGGGCCGACGTTCATAAGAACAACCCCGAGGGCCGTAGCATTCTAAGAAACGCCTACATCAGCTACTTCTATAAGAAGAAAATTCAGACCTACGAAGGCATCGGCATTAGTCGCGACCTAGCTGGGTTGCCCGTGATGGAGGTGCCCCTTCAGATTCTCTCAAGCAATGCAAGCTCAGCAGAGAAAAATGTATTGGCCTCTATGAAGGACCTAGTTCAAAAGTGTGGCCGAGACGAGTACGAGGGTCTGGTCATCCCCCACGAGCAACTCGCAGACGGAAGCCCTAGCGGTTACCGGCTAAAGCTCTTGAGCGCAGGTGGTCGCAGGCCGATTGATGTTAACGAGATTGTAAAACGCTACGAGTCACGTATTGCTATGTCGATGCTCGGTGAGTTTATTCTTCTCGGTTCTGAGTCCGTAGGTTCTTTTGCCTTAGCAGACTCAAAGACCTCACTCTTCGCACAGGCTCTCGGGACCTACCTTGACTCAATCACAAGCATTATCAACAACGAGGCGATCCCTAAATTAATGCGCCTTAACAACTTACCAGAGCGATGCTTTCCAACTCTGGCCTATGACGATATCGAGACGCCAGACCTTGCAGCATTCTCAGCCTCACTTTCTAGCCTAGTCGGCGCGGGTGTTCTTACTCCTGACGATAAGCTTGAAGAGTTTGTGCGAGAGTATGCGAACCTGCCTGGCACAGATGACGATACCGCAAGGGCTGAGCCTGAGCCTGACCAAAGGCAGGTGCAGCAACAAGTCAAAGAAGCCTACGGCAAGGGGGATGACAATGAAGGTTAAACCACCGGACGGATATCACTGGATGGACTACGAGGGCGGGCCGGTCCTGATGCCAGGTGACTACAAGCCACACGATGGCGCGGTCGAAGAGTTTGACTTCGAGATTGTTGAAGAGCATGACCCCGAGCGGGTTAGAAAAGGCGAGGAGTGGGATAAGATATACAGGGCAATTCTAGAGCGCACAGGCGATAAGCAACTAGCTGCCGCAACAGCCACCGCTAGGGTAGGCTCACGATTTAAGAAGTCAAGCCACCCTGGCGAGATTATTCCCGCAAAGCCAAGCGAGCGTAGACGGGGCAGCACCCGTAACCCCAGGGGCTCAGCCGGGGCATCAAGAGGCGGCATTAAGCTCAGCGAGGCCAATATAAAGACACTGGAAAGAAAACGCGACGAGCACAATGAGAAAGTTAAGGGAGCAAAAGGTAAGAAGGCAAACCTAGGAGCACTTAAGGCTGTATTCCGTCGAGGTGCGGGTGCCTTTTCTAGCAGTCACCGAAGAGGCGTAAGCAGCCGAGACCAATGGGCACTAGGGCGAGTCAACGCATTTCTCCACCTCTTAAGAGTGGGCAGGCCCAAGAATCCGAACTACGTCAATGACTACGACCTCCTGCCCGAGGGACACCCTAAAAAAGACAAGGCAAAGAAAAGGCTCTTGTTCGTAGTTACAACCCCATCAAGCTTAGACGTTGTTCGCAAGCAACACCTTTGCGGTGCCGATGGCGCTCTATTTGCTGAGCATTATCTTCATCCGCTAGGGCTATCGAGAGCCGATGTAGATGTGGGGGACTTAGGAGAGCTTGACCAGGATGACCACATAGAGCCTGCTGCAATCATCGCTCTGGGTAAGGCGGCAAAAACAACACTTCAGGGCGCGGCAAGTGTGTGCCTACCTCACCCTTGCGGTGTGAGAAAAAGTGGTGGCTCTAGAGACATGCTTAAAAGAAAGCTCAATCAAGTAAACGAGCTACTCGAAAAGCAAGAGAGCTACTTACCACCAAAGGGCGTACAGGATGAGGCCGCGCAGGGCCTTAAAATGAGACAGGAGCATGGTAGGGGCGGGACACAGGTTGGTGTGTCTAGAGCTAGAGACCTCAAGAACGGCAAGCGTATGCCAATCGAGACTATAAATAGAATGGTCAGTTTTTTCTCACGTCACGAAGTTGACCTGGATGCCCCGTCCAACAGCAAGAGGTCTGACCCCGGCTATCCTGGGGCAGGGCTTATAGCATGGAAGCTCTGGGGCGGATTTTCAGGCAAGCGCTGGGCCGAGAAAATATCCAGGCAGCATAAAAGAGAGCAGGCCAAAAAGTCTATCCACATAACAAAGGCGGATGAGACCAAACAAATTGTCTACGGCGTAGTGCTAGACCCATATATCGTTGATGCTCATGACGACAACATAAGCCCTAAAGTCATAGAAGAAACAGCACACGACTGGCTAGCCAACTCTAGACAAATAAACATAGAGCACGACGGAAAAACAAAGGCCGATGTCGTAGAGAGCTGGATACATCCCTACCCGACCCCAGAGGATTACAAGCTTGCTATCGAGGGTGAGCCCCATAAGGCTAGGCGCACCAAGTTCGGAGATGACGTAGTTCATTCAGGCTCGTGGATTCTCGGTGTGAAACTCGGCAAGGATGACTGGGAAAAGGTGAAAGGCGGAAAATTAAATGGCTTTAGTATCGGCGGCTTTGGGGTCAGGGAAGAAATGCGAGAGGCCGATATGCCTGACGTTGAATATATTGACGAATAATTAATTGACGCGAATAAAAAAAACCGTCATAATTTGATCAGGCCGAGTGCTGGCCTTCCAGACCCGAGTGCAGGGTATCTCCAAAACAGCGAGGCAGGCGATGCAAGGAAGACGCATCACCTCACTAAAAGACGTTAAGACACTAGAGGTGTCTTTAGTCGAGAGTGGGGCAAACAGAAAGAAACGATTTCCGGTGATGAAAGCGAAGGTGCCACCGATGGAAGATATTTTGATTGAGGTCCTGAAGGCTGATAGCCAAAGCGATGCCGCACAGCGACTTGAAGAAGCCCTTTCCAAGGCTGATATGCCAGATGATGCGCGCGCAGCTATGAAGGCGGCCATGAAGTTGCTCCAGGCATACTCTGACGTCATGCCTGTAAAACAAGCCTTAGCTGCTCTCAGCAATGCCGCTGATGACGAAAAAGAAGAAAAGGCTGAGGATAAGGACAAGATTGAAAAACCTCAGCACTACGATGACGACGATGAGAAGAAAAAAGCCGAGGACGAAGATGACGAGGCTAAAAAGATGAAGGAAGAAGACGAGCTAAAGAAATCGCTCGACGGACTTCCCGAGTCTGCCAGAAATGCTATTGATGCGATCTGGAAAGCAAAAGAAGAACTTGTCGCCAAGAGCACACGGCTTGAAAAACAGCTAGGTGAAGAAATCGCCAAGCGCGCTCGCAGAGATTACGTTTCAAAGGCCGAGAAAACTCTCTGCAATATTCCGGGGCATACTCTCGACCAGGTTGTTGACCTGGTGATGGAGGCCAAGGCTAGAGACGAGAGCTTTGGGAGCAGAATCGAGAAGGCTCTTGAGTCATCTAGCGCAGCGCTTCAGGGCGGTGCTCTGCTAGTGGAGGCTGGGCGCTCGGTGCCAGATATGTCTGGCGGCGACCCCTGGGCGAAAATCCAGCAGATCGCCAAGTCAGAAGTTGATAAGTCGGGCGGGTCTTTGAGCATGCCTCAAGCGATTGCAAAAACAATTCAAACAAATCCAGCACTCTACGCAGCTTATAGCGAAGGGCGCAACAACCGAGGAGGGCGCTGACCATGGCTTACGATATCGCAGGCTCAGGCATCACAATTACGCTTGAAGCTGCTGCTGATTTGAGCAGCAACCAGTATAATTTTGTTAAACTTGACGCCAACGGCAAGGTAGTCATTTGTGTTGCCGATTCGGCGGGAACAATCCCGATCGGTGTGCTTCAAAACGCCCCGACATCTGGACAGGCCGCAACCGTATTGGTTGTGGGCATCTCCAAGATTGAGGCAGGCGTGGCTATGGATGAGGGTGTAACCATCAGCTGCTCTGATGGCAGCTCAGCAGCCGACGACGGACAAGCAGTTCTCGCAGATGCGAGCGATGTTGTAGTCGGTCAAACAATTACCGCAGGTGCAGCAGACGAGTATATCACTGCAGCCATCAACTGCGCATCACCGACACTATTCTAAGGAGTTAAGCCATGCCTATCACCACTGCTGAGGTCCATGTTGACCAAGCTCTGACCAACGTGTCGATTGCGTATGCGCAAGAAGCTAACAGCTTCGTGTCGCAGCGCGTATTCCCTACGGTCCCCGTTCAGCACCTCTCGAACAAGTACCATGTCTTCGACAAGGGTAACTGGTTGCGAAGCGAGGCTGGTATTCGGGGTGCCGGCTCACCAACGCGTGGCGGTAACTTCACCATGTCTACAGGAACCTACTCTTGCCTTGAGTACGGTTTTCATATGGACGTTGATGATACCGTGGTTCGAAACGCTGATGCTGGTGTCGATATCCTGACAAGCACCACGCAGTACGTGACTGAAAAGCTTATGCAGAAGCGTGATCAAGTTTTCGCTGCTGCTGCTTTCACCACTAGTACTTGGACCGGCTCTACTTCGGGCAGCGATATTACCCCGTCAACCAAATGGAGCGCTTCAGGCGGTACACCTATCAAGGATATTGCTGACCAGCAGGCAGCGGTTCATTCTAAGACAGGGCGTAAGCCAAACTGCCTCCTGCTTGGCAAAGACGTTATGGCTGCGCTGAAGGACTCGGAAGACGTCCTCGATAGAGTAAAGTACACGCAGCGCGGTATCGTGACCGAGGACCTCTTGGCGGCATTGTTTGGCGTTGACGAGGTTATTGTTGCGGGCAGCATTGTTAACTCAGCAGCAGAGGGGGCCACCGCCTCCTACGCTCCTGTGTTTGATGCTGATGATGCACTATTGTTCTACAAGCCTGCGAACCCAGGTCTTATGACCCCATCGGCGGGCTACATGTTCCAATTCCAGGACATGCGAACACTTCGTTACCGCATGGACCAAAACCATAGTGAGCGCATCGAGACACTTGCTGCCTTTGACTTTAAAGTGACTGGTGCTGACCTCGGCGTTTTCTTTGATGAGTGCGTAGCATGATTTTCCCTACGCGGGACATCAAGACTAATTCGGGCAAGGTAGAGGCATGGACGCCGCTGCCTGAAGCCCGCAGTTGGCCAGCATTCCGGCGAATGATTACATCGGGTACGCTCGTAGAGGTGCCCGACCATTTGCTGGCTGCTGACCTGAGGCCGAAGCGCAAGCGCGGGAGACCACGCAAAAGGGTTGAGTAATGAGTTGGAGCTATAGCGATAGCCTGTCGACGGACCGTGACAAGCTACGGTTCAAGATTGGCGACGTTGACACCAACGACCAACTCTTGAGCAACGAACTGCTTGACGCTCTTTTAACAGAGCGCGGTGACCCCACCCTGGCTGCTATAGATGCTGTCGAGGGGATACTCGCAAAATTCGCACGCGAGATTGATAGAAACGCTATCGGTCTGGGTGGGTCACGCTCTCAAAAAACTCAATTCTATCGAGACCTGCTCAAAGAGTTAAGGGCCCAGGCCGCTAGGGGCGATACCGGCGTATTCTTTGGTGGCGCATCCGTGTCGGCAAAAGAAGCGATCCGAGAAGATACGGACATCCCTTTGACTCCGTTTAGGCTAGACCAGTTCAACAACCTGGATGATTAGCCATGGCCGCAGACTTCAAGGTGACGTTTGACGACAACGTTAGGGTCTTCGCCCGAGATTTTGTTGACCAGCTCGGGCCGGTAGCAACCATGGCCATGATTCAGTCTGCCAACCAGGTAGTTACTCAGCTAGCTAGCACTATAGAGACTACTCTCAACAAAAACTCAAAAGGAACGCTAAAGCAGAACTGGAAGCCTGGCCCGCTTATGGTTTCGGGCAAGCTCTATCGCATCGAGGTAGTTAACCCACTGCCTTACGCAAGAATACA